GATGCCAATGATCATTTTAACTCCTGAACTTTGAGGTATTTAAGTGTATTTTGTAGCATGCCAATTTGTCTGCGACAATCTTCTAGTGCATGGTGTGTGGTAGGAGGCAAGGGTTGATCGGGCCATAAGCTAAACACTGTGCGACTGTCACGCACCATATAGTACTGCCAGGGTAGAGGTTTGTTGTAACTTTTATAAGCATGCTCAAGGATGTTCATGTCATATGTGGGTCCTTGAGCCCAAATACGTTTGGCGTGCCAGATCAGCCGGCCTAGTTCGTCCAAGGCTTGGTCCAAGGGTATGCGGTCTTCGTCGGCAAAAGCTTCATCACGTACCACAGCAGGTTGTGTGGCCCACCAGTCTATTGTACCTTGTTCAATGCTACGAGTTTCTTGGCTTTCCAGTGTGACCCTAGCATAGTATGATTGCTCATAATAGCCAGAGCCAAACGGATCAAATGCCTGGGCGGCAATGGTAAGAATAGTAGTGTCAGGGCCTGTTCCCAAGCCCTCAAGATCGATCATCAAGTCCATGTTACATTATAACATGTCTTGAGTTAATGTGCAAATTGTTTATTAACCAATTACCCAAGTCAATGGCTGTGAAGCATCCACATAATTGACCAGTTGACCAATTAGTTCGTCCATGGCTGTTTTGGCTTCGGCTTTCATAGCAGTGCCATTTAAAGTGCCGCCGCCCTGTGGTCCGGCAATGGTGCCAAACTTTTCACGAGCTTCACCAATGATCATCTTGCAGTTAGCGACCATGTAGTCTTTGATCCATTGCTGAATTTGGAAGTCGCTGAGCAGGTTAATTTCAGGCTTTAAGTTATAAGTCCAGATCAGCACAGCCTCACCGGTGTTTTTGGGATCACGGATCAACTGTAGCTTCTTGGTCACAGGATTGAATGTGTAGTTGAAGTAGGCACCAAACATTCTGCCAGCCAATTCAACATACTGGCTGTAGAAATCATATGTTGCCAGGCCGCCGGCTACGTTGAAGTTCATCAAATAAACGTTCAAACTTGCCTGTGCAAATGGATCAAAGTTTGACGCATAAGGCCCTGTGGCGTCACCAAAAGTTCTACGAAAGCATTGGCGCACACTTACCACTTCCTGGGGCAATGTGTAGATGTTTTCATCCTTAACCAAGGTGAAAAAACTGTAGCTTTCCTCGTAGGCGTTTTGTGCTCGCTGTCGATAAGTGCCAATTGTTTTGGCATACGCGGCTTCGTAGTGTGCTGGATCCAATTCCAAGTCAATGATTTGACTGCCCAGCTGAAGCTGTACATACTCAATGAGATTTTGCTTGAGCTGAGATAGTGTGTCTTGCTGTTCTGCCATAGGGACTCCGTGTCCCTATATTTACCAACTCTTGAGGATGATCAAGTTCTCTGTACCACGAGCATTCCATGCAGTTTCTGTGGCTTTGATGTCCTTGAATGCTTTGCGAGCGGCCGGCTTGCCTGCACCTAAGATACCCTTAAGCTGTTCTGCTGGCTTGCGCAGGGTCTTTTGCATGGTTTCCACAGTTGAGAATCCAATGATTGAGTTGTTTTTAACTGTGAATGACTGTGTGTGGCTGTCTGCCACAAGGTGAATGAGTTTGCGTTTTTTGCTGTCATACAACCAGGCTTCTGCTTTGTCCACAAGGCTTGCGGCAGGCAATGACTTGAGTTTGAGTTCTGCAAACTCGGCCAGAATCTTAAACTTGGCCGCTCGCTTTTCGGGTGGCACTGCCTTGACTTTGCGTGGTTTGCGTTCCACTTTCTTGATCTGCACATAAGCACCGCAGTCATTGACCACAGCTTCGCAAAATTTCACAACATTTCGCAGTTGTATTTTGGAGAGGTAACTGTATGCTTCCACCAATTGCGCATCCTTGCCCTCGACCACTGCTTCAAACTCTGAGAGCTTGCGTTTCCAGTTGTCGGCAATTTGGCTGATCATTTGCGGTGCCACATTTAACCCACGCATGATTGTGACAGGCTTGAAGTCCGCGGTCATTTTGGCACCGCTCAACATGAACTCGTCAAACATGCCGTCCAGTTCGCCATTGCACTCTGACGCTTTTTCGCGCAGGCGGTCCTGGATGTTGGGCTTGTTTGTCACAGGCTCTTCTACCACTTCTGTGACTTCGGTCTGCTTGCTGTCAAGTATTTCTCTCAACTGATTGTCCAGTTTAATCTGTTCAGCATCAGACAGTTCCAAGCCTACCATGGTCATGCGGCACAGCCAGCCTGTGGTTAAACGAATTGCTGAATCTGGAATACCTTTCAGCAAACGCACATCTGCCCTGCGGTCATGTGCTTCCAAGTAGTTTACAATCATGTCCCGGGCATCTTTTTTGCCGTAGAAATAATTGTACCACGAAAACGCTTTGCTGAGTCTACTGGCTCGATACTCAGTGGGCTGGATGTTCCAGGTGGGTTCCATGCCCAGGATGTTAGTATCAGAACTGCGAGGGTTCAGCAGTTTGATTTTAAATGTGGTACTCATGTGTGTGTCCTTACTTATTTTACAGCCAAATCTTTGCACAACTCAAACAACTGCATAGCACGTTTGAGGTTAAAGTTTTTATGATTGTACATGTATTTGCGTTTGCGCTCTGCAATGTCCAGCGCCTCCATTAACTGCCATTTGGTGTTAAAGTCTGACGTCATTAAAATTTTATTCATGTCAACAATGTCCAGACTGTACTCCAGCCATTTTTCTGTGGCTTTTATTCTGTCATAAGGCAGAACAGCCTTAGACTTGTTGGCAGTAGAGTACTTTGCAACAAAATTTGCTGCCTTTTTCATACAGACTCCTGTAGTGAACAAGTGTGTATTATAGCACGTCAGGCATTATTGGTCAAATTGGCAGAAAGTAGTACTAAAGTAAGATCAGACTCCCTGCGGAACGTGATCCAATAAATTAGACGATCTGAATGTCCGTTTGCGGCACCAAAATAACTGCACCAATTGCCGGCGCGGTCCCACCCGCCGCCACCCAACCGGCTGCTGGCAATTTTTTCTACTGTTTGAGCATTGTGACTCCAGCTAGAAAAACGCAAAGCCACAGTATGCCCATGGTCTTTGTATTGCTTGAATCTACGGTTTAATTTAACTACTTTCATAATGCCAATTGTAGCAGTTTAGGATTTATTGGTCAACCTGCCCATAAATATACACTATGCCACGCCTAAGTTTATACCGCCCAAATCGCACACGAGATTATCAATTTCTAGATCGCACCATCAGTGAAATGTACACTGTGGGCGGCTTGGATATCTATGTTCACAAATACATGGGGCCGCAAACTGGTGGCGAGGACTCTGCACTAAGCGGCAACTACGATGTCACACAGCCCATTTATGATACTCAGAGCCCACTAAACATTCAAGACTTGTTGTTGTTGGAAAACCGCGACAGAATCTATGACCCAGATATCTACGTCATGCGCGGCGTGTATCGTGTGCAGGATGTGGACTTTGACTTGACCCAGTTTGGATTGTTTTTAAACTCTGACACCCTGTTCATCACATTCCACTACAACGACATGATTGACACATTTGGTCGCAAGCTCATGAACGGCGACGTGATTGAAGTGCCAAATTTAAAAGATTACAATCCATTAAATGCAGCTTTGCCCTTGGCCTTGCCTAGATACTATGTGATCCAGGACGCCAACTTTGCGTCAGAAGGTTTCAGCCAAACTTGGTTGCCACACTTGTGGCGAGTTAAAGCCACACCACTGACCAATGCACAAGAATACAACAACATACTAGACAAGCCGTTTGTGGCCGAGTACATTTGGGATCCGGGTGATTTCTATCCTGGTGGCAGCATTGTAAATTATGGTGATGTTTATTATCGTGCTATCAAAAATACACCTGCTGGCACAGACATTACCAACACTGAATATTGGGCTCCGTATACTCCGCCCACAATTTCTGACATGCAGAGTACCAGACCCAAAGATCAACAGATCAATGATGACATACTTGCTCAAGCCAATGTGGAAGTACCACTCAGCGGATATGACGTTGAAAAGTTTTATGTTGTAGCCACGACGGAAGATGGACAACCAGCCAACCCAACCAGTTTGAGTACAATAGATGGCACCACAGTAGATGGCACACAAGGTGGCATGAATGTTACGCCACGAGCAGATGGCTACACAGCAGG